TTCATACGATAGGTTTTCGGGGTACAGGTGAAAGTTTTGCTCGACCACATTCTGCCCGTCATACGCGCTTACAACCCCGCCAGAAATGTTGAGGTTGTTGCCGAGGGGCTCGGTAAAGATCGGCTTGCCAAAGGTCAGGACCGCGCTATTGACCCCCGTTTGTGTATATACGTCACCGCCGATTGACTCGACCAGATCCTTGATGAGGTATGCAAACTCAAACTTGCCGCCCGCTTGTACGTTCACCTCGCGCAAGGTGCCGTTGTAAGACAGGTTGCCCCCGTTGTCCGGTGCTACCTTGGCCACGACCGAGCCCGCAGAGTTAAATACAAAATAGGTGTCTTGAAGCTCGGACTCATGAACCGAGACAATGTAATGGTCAGACCCATAGCTAAACGCCTTGGACCAGATCCCGACCGAGCGGTTGAAGTCAGCCGGTGTGCTTGGAGTCAGATTGGAAACGGTACACGCTCGCACATAATGGTCATACGCGTTTGTGGCATCCACCTCGTAATACCACTTAAAAGTGGTAGCGGCGGTTTCAATGGCCGTCAGGTTTACAACACCCGCCACGGCTTCAATTACAACGGGGGTACCAAATGTAGTAAGGCCGGAGTCCACGGTCACAAATCTAACGTCAGTGCCGGTCGAGTAGCCCACACGGAGGTTGCCAAACGATCCCAGGACCATGGCCTTTTGGTTGGCCGTAACAGCCAAGGTCAGAGGGCTTGATGGGGTAAAAGTGTCATCAAAGCGTACACAAGCAAGGTTGCCCGAACCATCAGTGTAGGCGAGGTAAGCAAATGAGCCATTGGAGGATACATCATAAAATTGATTGGTGTTGCTGATTGTCGCAAGCGTAACAGTGACAGGCAAGCTCAAGGGGCTTAAAGCATCCACCACCCGTGCCTTGATATAGCTAGTAGCACCCGCCTCAACGTAAACAATAGCAAACGAGTCGCCCACCCCTACCAGTTTAGGGTTAGACGCGCCGGCAATGGCTTCATTGTTGACGATAAGCTGTTGGGTTGCGTTATCAAACACGCTGTAATGGCACCCGCCCTGGGAGTCCTGCCACACATACGCGCTTAACCCATTAAGCAAACAGGAGTCGGGATAGGTTTGCTGATAAGAATTCTTAATGATCGACTCGGTAGTAACGTCAATGGCGACCTTGGTGCCCTTGGCAATCAGGTTGTCAAATTGCTTGCCATAGGAGCTAACGGACGATCCGTCCATAACCACGAGCTCGTCCTTAAAAGACGCAATGGCATTGCCCTGGGCAGGGCTAGAGGATGCGGCCAGTTGAGCAGAGCCAGGACGCTTGGTCAGACGATTGGTGGACTGAAACGTGGCGTTCTCAAGCTCGGCAAGTTTACCGATTTGAATTTGTTTTGGGTCGGTCTTAGTGTCCACACCCTGACCAAATTGGAGCGTAAAGTTTTGCCGTGCCAGTGCCATTCCCTAACCCTCAAAATACAAAAATATCGACCGATACCGCCGCCGAACTATTCAGCACCAAGGTTTGACTAGCCTGGGCATTAGAGTCCTGCTTGTCGTAAATGGTTGCTGCGCCTCGTATCCTCACTATAAACCACCCCGTAAGCTTTTTGCCAAGTTTATGGTCAACGGTATTGTCGCCAGACTTTAGGCTCACCCCGCTCAAAATAGAGCCTTGCATGATGGGATTGGAGTTTACAGACGCTACCGCTTTTTTGGTGTTGTCTTGAATACGGTTTTGGAGCTCGTCTTGTGTGTTAAGCTTGGTATAAGCCATTAAAAGGCCCCCGAGCCGTTACCCGACCCGGAGCCGGTAGGCCACCAAAAATCCGTATATTGAGAGTCGGCAATTGTCGCAGGATTGGCCGCGTCCCTGTTCTCGGCTGCGTTTTTGATGCGTTCAATCATGGCCGCCTTTTGAGCCATGAGAACGGAAACATCACTCTCCTCCTTTTGGAGCATCTTTATTGCCGCGTCAATAATGATGTATTCGGTCCAACCGGAGATCCCGTCGCAAGTATCGGAGTCGGTGGCCAGGGTGGCAAGTCGCGGGACATACCATATCTGGATCGTCTGATTCGCGCCCGGGATGGGAGTGAGCCAAAGTTTGTTGGCGTTCAAGCGGTAGCGCAAGTTGGTCACGCCATAGAAACTTTGGAAATTCGGGACCGCATATCTATTGCGGTCAGCAAAGTTGAAGGGGCGAATCGTCACAAATGAGTCACCAGTTGACCCAAGTGCGAGATCCACCCCAAGCAGCTTATAGAAATCGGCCGGCAGATTAAAAAAGTTGTTCTGGCCGTCCGTCACAAATTGATACGGGGGTGCAACAAAATAGTTATCCCCGTACTTTTGAATCAATAGGTCGTAAAGCTCGAAATAGGATTGGTTGATATAGCTGTTCAATTCCACATCACTCACGAATTGGGAATTGACCATATCGGCCCGTTGCCTCGCGGCTGTTCTCAATTCGCCAAGTGTCATGGTTGTAGCCATATCTTAGTCCTCTTTCTCGCCCATTTCCTCGTCCTGCTCCTCGTCCATTTCCTGGATTTCTCCAATCAATGCTTTGAGGGCATCCACAACGCCCATTGCCGATTTCTGCTCAATGGCATGGATCAATTCAGAGGCAATAACCTTGATTGCCTCGTCATGAGATTCCATAGAGCTTTCCTCTTTCACCTCTTGATCGGGGCCGCCCATCCGAGACAGGATGACCCCGATTGCTTTCTTTTTGCCTGGGATAATCATTGTGACCCCTTATTGAGCAGAAGAGTTGCCGAGTTTGATTTCCATGTAGAGCTCTTCGCCGGATGCCGGGTTGGTAGATACCCCGCCATTTACGAATTGCACATCAATGTAGCAGGAGCCAACGACGTTGTGTTTCAGGTCCACAATATACATATCGGGAGCAGCCGCGGGAGACCCTCCAACGGTCTTAAAGCTCGGTAGAGCGGCAAAAAACTTGTAGTAAACATCGAGCGAGGCAGGAGTTGTGCCAAACTGGATGCGATACCCGCCGGTGCCGATTTTGGTGATAGCGCAGATCCCTTTGCTGTTCACCGCGTCCAGGGTAACAGCCCCAGATGCGCCAAAGGTTGCGTGGAGAAACAGGCTTACCACTTCTTTTTCCATGGTTTTGCCGAATTGGTTAAAAAATCTATTTGCCATGACGATTCCTTTTCTAAACCGAGTTCTGAGCTCGGAGGTTGGTTTTTGATCCCTGAGCGAGCCCCCCCGTCAGGAATTTCGGGGGCAGGGAATTTCACCCCACCCCCTACATGATTCAACTTAATTAGGCAGACAGCTTAACAACAGCGTTCCAACCAGGAGCGTTGGTGCGGAGGTTGTAGTAAGCACCGACCCGGACTTCACCGGCGTCAGCGTTGCTAACCCGGAGCATTTCCAATCCGTCGCCGTAGCGCAGGATTTGTGGCACCTCTCCAAGCCCTTCAAGAGCCCAGGTGTCCATTTGCAGGAGGTATCCGGTGAGAGGCTGACAGTTACGATCAGGGAATACCTTAATCATGCTGTTAGCACCGTTAATCATGATACCGCGGAAAGCGATTTCCGCAGGACCCTTGAGCTCGGTGTAAGTCACCTTAGCTCCGAGAGCCTTTTCGAGAGCAGCGTAGGACGCAAAGCTCACGATCATGACGTTTGGCTTTCCACCTTCCCGAGCGAGCAAAGAAGAGGCATCGATGATGGCTTCTTCGATCGACTGAGCGGAGCCGTCATAACGGACGCCGGCCAGACGGGTCGGGTCAACCGAGCGGTCAACGCCAAAAAAGTTGTCACCGGTGGTAGGAGCCGAAACAGGCAACCAAGCAGCAAGTCCCTTTGGCTTGAGGTTCAAGTCACCCTGAACGACAAGGAAAGAGTTAGCGGCCCAAGTCACGCTCGGGGATGCCGAGGTAGAAATGGTCACGATGCCGTTAGAGCGGTCAACCTTGGTTACCACACCCACATCAGACGATGCAGCACCGCCGTCAGTGAGGGTTGCAACGAGGTACATATTCACTTCAAACTGAACAACGTCATTGGCGTTGCTGAGAGTGATAGCGGAGATGTATGGACCAGACCCGGTGGTGCTGATCGACCCGATTTTGCCGATAGAACCAGTTCCAGAGCGGAACAGGGAGCTAGCAACAGAGTTAGTGATCGAGCGGATAGCTCCGTCGATAACAAGCTTTGCACCTTCCAAGAAAGCCATTTTGTCAGTCTTAGAAGCGAGCATGGTTTGGTTGTCGATGGTAGCAATCGAGTAGTCAGCAACGCGGGTCAGAAGGAAAGACTCGATCTGAACCGGGCTTTGGTTGCCCTGAGCGTTAGAGAAAGTGCTCGAACGGCCCTGGGATGCGCCAGTGATGATTGGTACTGGCTTGTACTTACCACCAAAATCGGTGTTTTTCTTGACCATAGCAAGAAAAGGGTTGTCAGCGTAAACGAGGTTTTCGACCACTTGGCCGTCATAAAGTTCTTTGAGCGCAGCGTTCATTGCACTCAGGTCTAAGTATTGAGACATGATTAGGGTTATCCTTTTAAGTTTTGGTTGTGAGCGTCACTCGCCCGTATTTGCTTAACAATATTGCCAATTCGCATTAAATGGCCGTCAATGGATAACCGCTAGGCACTAAGGTATGTGCCGACCCTAACATTCCAAATTTGGTCACTGTGGGGGGCTTGGCCTACCTTGGCCGCTACCCCCCTGTGGCTATGAAGTGTCAATTAAAAGCTGTCATGCACCTGACAATTTTGCAAGGGCTCTTTGGATGCGCTCTTGCTCGGTCCTGGGCGGCAAGAAGCTTGGGGACGCGCTCGACGCTGCAACGGTATTGTTGAGAGTCGGGCTCGGCCCCTTGCTTGCTTGTGGTTGCGGCTCGTCCTTTTTGGGAGCGAGTTTGCTTTGGAATTTCTTAGTCTTAGTGATGGTGGACTCGATTTGCTCTTCGAGATACCCCTCAACAAGCTCGGCAGCCTTTTCAATCGTCATGATTTTGCCGGTATTATTAAAATACTCCTCAATAGTGTCAAACACCAACCCATTGGCCTCATGGAGGTTGATAAGCTCGTATTTATCAGAGTTGGTGGTGATATGGTCATTCACCTTGCTCTTAAATGCTTCAATGGTGGCCTCGTATTCTTTCGCGGCGGCCTCCTGAGCGGCTTTCTCTTTGGCAAGCTCGCGTTCCTCTTGCTCACGACGGAAACGCTCTAGCTCACCCTCAACGCGGGACAGCTTTTGGTCCACGGTCGGCTGTTCGCCATTCAGGACAAAATTGACCAGGTCATCGTACTTGATGCCCATGGCTTCGAGGGCCTTGAGCGGGTTTTGCTTGGCTTCAGACCGGTACTTATTAAACTCTTCGAGCTCCTTGCGGGCGCGTTCGATTTCAAGCTTCTCAGCCTTGAGCTTGGCCTGGGCCATTTGAGCGGCTTTGGCTTTCTTTGCCAGGGCAGCAAACTTAGGAGCAAGGGCGGGCTCCTCTTCTTTAGCCGGTGCAGGGGCAGCCTCGACAGGTGCCGGCGGGGTTGCTTCACTCACCGCAATTGGGTTTTCATGTGCCGGGATATTAAGGGTTGCCTCTTCGCTCATTGGTCTCGCTCCTTTTTCTTGAGTTGTTTCTTAAACTCTTTAGCATCCTTTTCGATTTGTTTCTTGATTATGTCATTGTAGTGGCGACACACAAATAAAAACCCATGATAGGAATTGCAAACGTCACAACGGCGCAAGGCTCCGTACACCTCGCCGTGGTTCGGATCTTTCACGCAACCCCCGGAACATTAGGAATCAAATCACTGACCGGTGGGGCTGCGGGGGCGGCTTGTGGAGCACCCATCCCCATTTCAGGAGCCGGCGGCATGGACTTTTGCATAAGGACCAATACCTGATCGTTGAACCGGCGCAGGAGCTCTAGTTTGTCCTCCTCAACGCCTTGGAGCTTGGATCGGGTGTAGTATTCCAAGGAAAGCTCTTGAGCAAGCCCCAGGTCATCAAATGGGTCCGGCGGTGTAAACTCCCCATCGTCCACAATCTTCTCAAGGATTTGGTGCAGGTAGTCCTCCTGAGCATTAGCCAAGTCCTCGATTTGGTCGAGGTCAGGGAAATCAAGCAGTCGGCGACCGGCCCGCGGGCTGATAATGCCGGCTTGCATATACTCTTGCACGGTTTGCAAGCGTCCCTCGGGAGTGTTCGGGAGCGAGCTCACTGGGAACATTTGCATCACATAATCGTCCTCATCGAGGTCAATTTCATTCCAATCAATAGTTTCGATGAATTTCTTGCCTGGGACTTTAACCTCGTACTTGCCCTCACGGGTGTAAATTTCCTTGGCACACCCAATGGCGATTTTGGCCAGGTCCAGAAACAGCTTTTCGTAGGACTTGCCAATAGTGTTGAACCGGTCGGACTCAATGTCATTGTATTCCCGGAGTGCCTTACCTGAGTTGAGGCCGGCGGGTTTTTGGCTAGACGCAGAAAGCTGAGATACACCCACTTGCTCGTAGGCCTGTTGTTTCAAACGCTCCAAATGAGCATAATACTCGGCAGGGACAATCGGCGGTACCACATATTCGGGCTTGGTGCCGTTGTAGTGGATAATGGAGCCAATGTCATTGTTGAGCTTTTCGGTTACGATCGACGACCCGTTTTCAATTAGGACTTTGAAGCTTCCGGCTAGGTGCATGGATCTTTGGATAATCCAAAGCAGCTTATTGATTTCAAGTTGTGTGTTCTGGAGTTGCTCGGCCGCTCCTTGACCCCACCAACCGTACATACGCGGGCACCACGCCATTTTGGCAAATGGGAAGTAATCCTTGGTGTACTCCTCCTCAAACAGGTTTGTGGTGGTAATGTTAATGGTATGGAGGCCGTCAGTTGCGTCAGGGCCGGACGGAAGGTGCCAGGACTCAACTACGGTAATCTGGTCTGCCACGTTTTGATACGTTCCAACAAGATCTGCCGAGGCACCGGAACACGCCATGATTTGATCCCGTTTTTCAGGAAACAGGTTAATAAGTACCTGACGATCAACATTCTTAACACGATGGAGTTGGCGTGGTTTACCATAAAACGACTCAACCCAATCGACGTACATTTCAGAGGGTAGAACGCGCTCAAAGGCAACACGCCCATAATGCTCAAACACATGAATAAAACCGTCACCAAATACAGCAGAATCGCGGAACACAAGAGTGCCGAGATCGTATGCTCCGTTTTCATAAAATAGACCGTCGATAAATTTGTTTAGTTTTTTGGCTTTTCGTTGGATTTTGTAGTCACCGCCGGAAGTAAGGAAAAGAGGCCGCGGTTTGTTTTTAGCAATCTTTGCAACAACAGTATCAACGGCCGATTGTACGACGTTATAGGTGATGCGGTCTTTAAGGGCGTTCTGGACGGAAGTAATCTTTGCATAAGAGAGGCCATTAAGGCCCATGATATTCGTGTTGCCATATAGCCTTGTCGAGATTTGGTATTGGGTTTCGCGCTTGGAATCGTATTGGGATAGTGCCTTAACGATCTTTGCTACCGCTTGGTGGCGTTCTGACTTATCACAAGCCCACCATGCTTTATCGGACGCTTGGTAGGCATCGGCCCCTTGTGCGCTCAGTGTTGCATAGTCGATCTTTTGCATTATGGGGTCCTCCGTTGCTCAACCAGTTCATCAAAATAGGGGGTCGAGTAAAGCAGCATTTCATCCTCGGTCGGCTTGTAATCCTGACTAATACCGTCAGTTGTAATTGCCTCACCCACCACTTTTGGATGCTCAATCTCAACCTCGAAATCCCCGAGTTTTAGCCGCTTGATGCCATGAGATTTGGCGAACATTACAAGGTCTTTAGCCTGATCCGGTGTCATTGATTTTAATTCCAACCCATGTCCTGCCATAAGTCCACCTCTTTTTGTTTTCTAATGGCCTCTTCGGCCTCTTGAAGCATCCGATCCTCTTCGGCTTTGTACCACTCTTTGGACCCGACAACGACTTTCACGGGCTCGGGCTTGTAAAGGTAGTGGAGCGACTCTCGGAAAGCATAAAGCACGGCATCGGTAATATCGGAGTGATATTTGTCGCTGATCTTTTCAAACTTTTTGCCCTCTTCCCATTCCACCTTTAAGCAATCCTCGGCAAAGCGGGTAGTGTTTTTAGCCATGAACCGCTTGGTGCGTAGGGCATCGTTCAGGAGCTCAATAAACTCGACCTTGCGGGACTTCTCGGCAGCCTGGACAGGGAGACCCCGACGGCGTTGAAGCTCCTCGGCAATCTTCTTGCCCAGGCCCCCGGTATCCATGACGGTCTTTAAGGGCTTATATTTTTTGATGCGCTTTTCGATTTCCTCGGCCAGGGTGGTAATGTCAGCTTTATCCATAACAAACTCTTCGATAAGGTAGGACTCCTTGAGCTTGTCATTCCACCCGATGACGGCAATAGCATCCGCGTCATGGTAGCCAATATCGACCCCCATAACAAATTTCCAGGTGCCGTCAACGTCGGGTGTCCGGGTGTAGTGGTTGAGAAGCGGGTCATATTTGAACACCAGGGAATCGGAATCCGTTACCCATTGACCGAACACCTCGCGCCGGATGGTTGGGTCATCTATGGTAAGGCCGGTCCGGGCTAAGTCCTCTTGCAATACCTGTTCATGGGTTTGGCCTGACTTGATTGCAATGTGCGGGTTTTGAAAAAACGTCCAGGCATGGTGTGACCAGTTCGGGGAGTGCGCCGACTCGTAGAAATACCCCGCGGGCACCGGACCTGGGGTGCCGATTAGACAGAGCGTCCCGGCGTAATCGAATAGGGCTTTGGAAAGCACCTCATCAACCAGGTTTTGAAGGTATGCCCGAAATGACTGGCACTCGTCGATATACACCTTTTTAAGCGCGAGACCCCGGAATTTCTCAATCTCAGTCTTGTCCTTGGCTCCTGACAGATAAATAATCGAGCCGTTGATAAAGTGCATGGAAAGCTCGGTCTCATTGGTGTGAGCCATGAGCTTGTATTGCTCGTTAATGTTTAGGAGCTCGGGCCAGAGGATACGCTTTGCGTTGGCTCGGGATAGGGTAATGTAAAGGTTTTTGGATTTTGGAAATTTTAGGGCCGTATCAATCAAGTCAGCCGCGCAAGCTATGGTTTTGCCGGATCGACGTGAGCAAACCGCGGTCTTAAAGCGAGCTTTGTCTTGAATAAAGTCTAGCTGTTCAGGAAAGCAGAATTGGGCCACGTCAAACCGTTTGGCCTGACGGGCCACAATCGCTTGGAGTAAAAGTTCTGGTTTTATTTCATTCCCGCTCAAAGGTCACGTCGATGATATTGCTCGAATAGACAAATTTGTAGGTGTTTGACCCTTTAATGAGTACCCCGTAAGGGAAAAACTCAATTTCGCAGTTGTGGCGGGTGGAATCCACCGAGGTCAAAACGGTGTTAAGGGCATGGACTCCGGTGTGAAACCGGGCTGCGATTGCTTTGCGTTCGAGTGTACCTTCAGATTTAGGGGGTCTTCCCATGGCGTTCTCCTTTAGATTCGATAGGGGTCATAGTTGAGGTTGGGGAGCTTTGACAAGAGATCCTCAATGTCAAAAGTCCAATGCGTGAAATAGTTGGCATCCATGAGGCCGGCCTTTTTAATCAGGTGGCGACCGATGCCCATTTTGCGGAAAGCGGGTTTGACGTACACAAAATGGAGCACGTCCCCGTCTTGTGTCTTTTCACCCACCACAAATCCCAGGATAACGTCAGGCTCCCCCTCGGGGTGTGCAATCATGGCAACCGAGGTATCGGCTGACAGAGCTCGCTCGACGATCAGGTGGTGCCATTTGTAAAAAATGGAGTTGCGGATGCGTTTAGCAAAGTACGACCGGTTTTTGTAATGGCGTAGCCATGAACTAAAAACAAACGGCTTATCGGACTCATTTACGTTTCTTGTTTGGATCGCTGTCATAATCTTTGATGGTTTCCTGGGCCATTTTCACAAGCTCGTCATAAGGGAGCTTTGATAAACTTTTGAGTTGGTCCTCATCGTCTTTTTCATGGGCCTTGGCGATAGCCAACAGGCTAGAGGAGTAACGGGCCAGGTCCTGGGACGCGTAGTTGTCGAGCTTGCCCTGAATGACGAGGTTTTGAATGTGATTAAGGTCAAGGGCAATAAGAGAAAGTGCTTGGTCTAATAGTCGCTTGGGATTCTCGTTCACAAAATCCATTTAACCATAAGTTTGCATAATGTCAAACGGGGTCACGTCAGTAGTACCAATAAGGTGAATTTGTGGATAAAATATGGTAATTTTTTGCTATGCAAACACAATATGCCCGCAAGGCTTTTCGATATACCATCATCAATTCAATCGACGACCCCATGGATTTTTACTCGTGGTCGGATCTTAAAAGAGAGGTGTTGACCTGGACCGGCGTGGAATCCACGCTCCGGGCTTGGTTTTTTGAAGTATATGAGGGCTCCGGCTACGGGTTCCGCGAGGAGTATGATTTCATGCTTTTCGTGGATGAGCGGCTTGAGCAAGTTTTAGAACATTTGGGCTACGGCTCAATCAATAAGGAGCAATCACAATGAATTTCAGCGATTATCAGGCCCTCCCGGGCATCAATGCGTCTCTTCTCAAAGCCTGTGCCAAGTCGGCTTATGACGGCTTTCAATACCTTCACAATCCTATTGAGCCAACGGACGCCATGCGCTTTGGAACCGCCCTCCATGCTTATTTCCTGGAGCGCGAAACCTTTGACCAGTGCTTTGCGGTAAGCCCCAAGTTTGACCGCCGGACTAAAGAGGGCAAGTCGGGGTTTGAGGCGTTCACCGCTCAACACCGGAACAAGCAAATCATTGACCAGGATGACATGGACCTGATTTTGGCGTTGAGCCGGTCAGCTAGCCAATTTGGTGAGCTCGAAACCTTTTTCCGTGATCCCGATACTGAGCGCGAGGTCACAATTAAGGGTGAGTACGACGACACCGCAATCAAGGGCCGGCTTGACGCGCTCAACCGGGTGTCCGGCATCATCCTGGACGTTAAGACCACCAAAAACGCCGATGAACGCTCGTTCGGTAGGGACTTCATTTCCTTTGGGTACGATATTCAGCTTTACCATTACGCCAAGCTTGTGGGTAAGCCAGGCGAGGACTGGAACAAGGTTTTGGTGTTGGCTTGCGAAACCTCAACCGGTCAATCGGCTCTATACAACGTGACTGAATTTGTTTGCCGTCATGAGGCGGCTGACAGGTACCACCAAGCCCTTGAGACGGCTCAATCCGTTCTCAGGATGAAAGAGGCACCGCCTAAGTACGGCACAAAAACAAAAGTCCTAACCATTCCGGCTTGGGCATAAGGAGCATATATGAATAAAAGCGAATCAATCGGTAATTTGGCAAAAGCCCTGGGCGCGGCACAAATGGAAATGAACGGGGCGTACAAGGATTCAAAAAACCCGTTCTTTAAGTCGAACTATGCAGACCTGAAACAGGTCATGCAGGTTTTCCAAACCTACTATGCCCCCAAAGGGCTTGCGGTCAGTCAGCTAGTCGGCCAGGATAGCATTGAAACGATCCTTATGCACGAGTCCGGGCAATGGGTCAGCTCGTCATGTGCCTTGCCCGTCGCCAAGCAAAACGACCCACAAGCCATGGGCAGCTCGATTAGCTACATGAGGCGGTATAGCCTATCGTCCATCCTCGGGGTGTACCAGACCG